GTTGATGATCTCGTTGAGATCAGGAAGCGGGGTGGCAAGGAGTTCATCTTCCTCGCGGCGGCGTTGACTCTCAACATGGTCCGCCTTGATCGCGTCCCAATGGTTGAGCCGATGGAGGCCCTTGTCTTGGGCGATCTTGTCCTCCTCACGTCGGGACTTGACCATGCCCCCCGTAAGGTGGGAGTAGAACGGGCTGCTCGTTTCGGCTGACTCGGACCACGAGGATGCCGTCCGTTGCGGTGCGCAGACCTCACGGACATAATCGACGCCCCCGATACGGATCACGGTCCCCACGGGGACGGCGGACTTGACGTAGACCTCTTGGGTCTTGCCGGTCTTGGGGTCCTTGAAATCGTACAGGGGCATGGATCACTCTCCCGTGGCGAGGACGTTGGCGGGCAACGTCGATTCAAGGACGGCCTCGGTCACGTTGACCTTACCGGGTCCGGGCTGTCCGGGCATCGGTGCCCCGCCGCCTTCGGAAAGGGCATCGGCCTGTGGAGCAGCGATAAGATCCATCGGGAGATCGAAGGTCCGAATGACGTGCTCCAGCAAAGCCCGGCCGTCCACGTCAGGGGAAGCCGTAAGGATCGGGATCACCTGGAGCAGGTTCCTACGCTCGACCGCGCCTCCAAGGGGGCTCGCGATGGACTCGACCGGGGTGAACCGGTACGACGCGCCCGTGGCTTGTGCGTCCAGCAGGCTCGGCTGGGAATCCACGAGGATCACGATCGGGGCATCGGCCTCGTCAAGATCATCGGTCACCTTGTCCAAGAACGCCTGCGCCGAGGACCGGATCAAATCGTTGACCTGGAACGCGGTGAGACCGATCAGGCTGGCAGCATAACTCTGGAGTTCGATGACCTCCGTGGCCGTGGCCCGCGTTGCGTTCCCCCGTGCGAAGGACGGAAGGTTGATGCTCCGGTCGATCTCGGACTGGACGAGGTTGAACGCCTCGGCCCACTCCTGCGGATTCGAGTTGGAATCAATGTTCCGAACGAGGGCCGTAAGATCACCGGGGGTCTCGACGGGGATCACCTCATCCAGAATCCCGTTCGTCAGCTTCACGATGGCGTCCTCACCGAGTCGGCTTGACGCCAAGGTCTTGACCGACGCCCGCTTGGATCGACGGGCATACATGGTCAACAACCAGTTCTTCAGCACCAGCGCGGGGGCCATGCGGCCAAGCAAGCTCGACCCGCGAAGGGGCTCAATCGCACCCGTCCCCAAGTAGAGGGGGATCAATCGCGACCAGTGGTCCTCGTCTCGCTTGATCGGAATCAGCCGTCCGGTGTCCGTCCGGGGGCCGGTGATGTATTCCTGCGGGGCAAGAAACATCGGGGGCTCGTCCGAAAGGAGGTCGTGCCACTCGATGATTTCGACCAGCCCCATACACGGGGGCGGGCCGGGGTCGCGCTGCGAGCCCAAGCCCATCGTGTCCGGCAAGCCGTCTGACGGGGCCTGTGGGGTCCACCTTTGACCTCGACCGAGGGTGAACCCGGCTGCCTTCGCCTCGGCCTTCGTGAGCCTGTGGACGCGCCCGATGAACGACCAGTCGTCCCCCCGGACGCTGGTGGCCCCCGCGTCGATAAGGAGTTCCCACGGACGGAGCGGGGTCGCCTTCAACCCGAGCCGTCCGGGGGCGACGGACTCCAGGGCCATGCCGCTGTACCGGTAGATCAAGCCCCATCGGGCGGCTTGCTTCAAGGCCGCCGTATACTCGGGGCGGCTAAGCCAGTTGTTCAAAAGCTCTTGGACGGCCGGGGCCATGCCCGGCTGGGTCGCATCGGCATCCGTAGGATCAGGCTGGACCACAACACCGGGGCTGGACACGAAAATCTGGGCCAAGGCCGACTCGACCGTCGTATAGCCTTCCTCGGTCTCCAGCAGGCTGGCCCCGGCCATGCCGAGTTCGGCGGCCATCGGCTCATGCAGGGAGGCGTACCGGCCCCACCAGTCGTGGGCGTACAGGCTCTCGGCCAGCAGGATCTCGTTCTCCTGCGCCTGCCAATAACGGTTATGCTGGGTCCAGACGTACTCGATCTGGTCCATCGTGTCAGGGTCGATCTTCGGGGGCATGGGGTCCTCTCGGGCCGTAAGGGTTCATAGGCAAGCGATTGGGGGAAGGGGGCTTATCGCCGTCCAGGTCTGCGGAATGGATCATACACCGGGGGCTTGCCGGTGTCCGGGTACGTCTCGATGGCCGTGTAGGCGAGGGCTGCGGCGATGGCGACGTCACAGTGACCGTACTCGTTATGCGGGGTCAAGACGGACCCGGTATGGGGATCGGCCCGGAGGGATCTCAGGTCATGGTCAAGGATCGGATCAAGGTCCGTGACCGTGGCGCGGGCCACGAGTTCTTTGATCCGCGTGAACATGCTGAGTTTGGATTTCGTGTCGGTGACCCAATCGCGTGATCCGGGCTTGTCCGGGTCGGCCCACAGGTTCGGATAGCTGATGGGCGGGGCCTTCAAGGTCGCCAGCGTGGCTTGACCGGGGCCGTTGGATTCCACGAGTAGAAGGGGCATCCGGCCCGTCCGCTTGTCCGTGTACCCGGCTAGGACCATCTGGATCTTGCGGGACCATTCCTCGGGACGGCATCGGTTATCCCTCAGCCGGTACACGGGCTGCATCGAGGTCCGGTCCACGATCACGAGGGTCGAATAGTCAAGGCCGACGCCGAACGCTACGTCGGACCCTGCGACCCACGGTCCTTGACCGGCCCCGGTCGGGGCAAGCCACTCGTTGATTTCGGGTCCGGGGCCGACCACCTTGACGTGTTGAAGATCATGGGGCGCGAAGAAGGCATCCTCGACGTTGCCGAAGGCGTCGTCCGGTTCGATCGGGTATTCCCGCCGGGCCTTGAACTCCCCCATCTCGGCTACACGCTGGGCGAACCACGCGGCCTGCTCCGGGGTCAACCGTGGATCAGGATCATGCTCGGCCTCGCCACTGTTATCGGTATCGGCATTAGGGCCGGGGTCGGCCCGATACTCGGGGTGGGTAAGCCACGAGTCGAAGTGGAACCGCCACCGGGCGGCTTCGGATTCGGCCTGACGCATGATCCCATGCAGGGCATCGCCGTGGTAGGCCGCCGTGGACTCGACAAGGAGCCGACCACCGGGGGCAAGGCTGCCTTGGATCGTGCTGAGGATGTCTTCGCAGCCCGCCCGGTCGGGCTTCCAGAACGGATACTCCGAGCAGACCACGGACGAAAGGGTAGCCGACCGTGCGCCGCCGCTGGACTTGGCCGTGGCGATCATCAACGTCGCCCCGGTGTCCTCCAAGGTCAGGCTGTCCGACAAGACCCGTGCGGGTCGTGCGGCTTGAACCTCCGGGGGGAGGGAAGCATACATGCTTGCCCACAGCCGGGAAAACTTACGGCCCTTCGCCTGAACGTGGATCCCAGAACAACCACGCCGCTGCGAGCGTTGACATTCCGACCTGCCTGGATTTCAGGACGGCCAAGGGCCGATCGTCCGGGCCGGTCAACAAGTCGAGGACCGTGCGTTGACTCTTGTGCATCGCCGGGGCGAACCAGAGGGGGCGGCCCGCCTTGTCCGGGATCTGGACGATCGAGAACAGAGCCATTGGGCTCGCCTTCGTGGCCTCGATCACGGCCTCGACAACCGGGCTCACAACCTTGGCGTTGGCGGGGGTGGCGTTCACTCGGCCTCGGCCTCGGCAGCCTCACGGATCAACCCTTGGGCCTTCGCGAGCATACGGCTCAGGTCTTCCGCGTGGCCGGGGTGGGGTGGCCCGTTTTCGACGCCCGGTCCGGGTTCGTGGTGATCCTAAGTTCTTCGGCCATCCGGATCACGCGGGCCGCGAGGGCGAGGTCCCCTTGGTTCACAGCAAGCCGCATCAAATACTCTAGGCGGGTCGTGGTGTTCGGGAGGCGTCCGATGATCAGGCTGGCCCGCGCCAGCATCGCCTTCTCGATCAGGCTTAGGATCAACCCCGCGTGACGTTCCAGTCCGTCGGGGAGGGCGATCAACTGATCCAGCAGACGTGCAAGGTTCTCCAACCAGTCGCGGCTAAGGGCCGACGGGCTGTCCTCCAAGGCCCGCATCAACTCCGACTTGTCAACCACCGAGTTCGGCAGAATGTCGAAGGTCCGCTTCCGGCGTCGGCGTTGGGGCTTGGGCTTGGGCTTCTTGTCGGCCTCGGCTTCCGTCGCGGCGAGGATCAGGTCATCAAGGTTGATGGTGTTCGCGGACAAGAGGGGCCTTCCTTCTCCGGTC